GAGCCTGTCTGTAGGCCGCCATAGCCTCTGTCATGGTCACATCAGATAACCCGTAGTGGTCTGTAGCCTTCAACAGATCGTCCCGTGTAGCGCGTTCTGTGGACGCTAGAGCGGCATTGTCAGCGGCTACCTTGGCGTCTATCTGATCTTGTACGGTTACTACGTTGTCATCGTCATCCGTGTACTCTTGAAACATATCGTTCTCTGTCCAAGCGTGTACCCAGTTGCCGTTGGCGTCTTGTTCTACACCGTTGCGTACAACAACCTTGTAGTCTCCAGACGGGTCAGGCTTAGGTGACGCTATTACAGGGTCAATCCCAAGTGTCTCGTTGACGTTTGCGTTCCAAACTTTAGGTAGTGAAACATTCGGGTGCATACTGCGGATTTGGCCTTGAGTCTTAACCTCACCCGTTGATCTGATGCGATATTCCGACATAGTTGATTCTCCTATGCGATTGCTAAAAAGATGTAGTTGCCACCAGAAGCGTTAAGTGCCGCTGGTGCTGATGATGTAATCGTAAAGCCGCTGGATAGTGGGTCGATGTAGTCTGTGCTAGTAACTTCTGCGGCTGTTGAATTAAGCAACAGGTACGGGTCGTTGCCAGCCACAATGCCACGCTCAGAATCCCAGACGTACCAATCGCCTGTAGAGTCTGTACGCTTCACTAATACAAACCTAGCGCCAGAAGAAAAACCACAGTCAATGTCTAAGTCAGATGCTGTGCCGGTATAGCCACCAACCTTTGATATGCCGGAGACTGTTGCGAATAGGTAGGCTATGTATGTGTCATTATTGTTATTCGTTATATTACTACTACCTAACGTAAACACTGTGTCTGTAGGGGCGGTATCGTTCCAGTAAACAGAACTAACGGTAAATGGAATATTTGACTCAAGCTGACAGGCTCCAGTTGCAGGAGAGGCGTTAGCATCGTGATGATAGACAGCCCACCCTTGCGAAGCGTTGCGGCGTTTTACAATCATCATTTCTGGCGTTACACCTAAATTATGGTTGATTGATAACCCAGCCGTTCCTGTCCCCGTGTAAGCCACAACATCAAAGAATCCCGGCGCTCTGCGGAATGTGTAAGACACATATTTTAAAGCGCTACTATTGGTTGAACTTTCGCTTCCTGTTAAGCCAAAGCCGCTAGAGGTAAAGCTCTGAACAGCAACATCAGCAGTAGTGGATTCTGCATCAGTGTTGTGCCACATCAAATATTTACCCGTACCTCTTTCTGTGTCTGTTGTTATCCACGCCTCCCCAGTAGCCGCATCTCTTCCTTTTAAAACCACCATCCCGCCCTCGCCAGACAGGTCAATGTTATTAGTAATAGTTTGAGAGCCGCTTGTGCCATCGTACAAATACGTTGAAAACACATCGTCAACGTAAGTAGCTCCACCAGCGTTACCAGCCGCCGCCTGTTGTAAAAACCTACCTACGCTCATCCTAGTGCTTGCCCCGCTGTAAAGCCGTACCAAGTTGTTCCACCGTCATGGGTGTAGAACACGAATTGATCCACAGCAGACGCTGTAGCTGTCAGAGTAGGCGCTGTAGCGCTAGGCCAATCAACAGACGTAGGCCACGTTACAGTGTACCCAGAGGCTCCAGAGTCTTGGACAACCTTGAGTGACATTGCGTAGGCTGTGCTGTCGTTGAGGGTTGAAACTCTTGTCGTGTATTGATAAACAGTGTCATTCCCAAAGCCAACAACATAAATTTTACTATCATTGTTATTTATCGTTAATCCAGTAGGAGTTGCTTCTTGAGAAATTGTTAGGCTAACAGAATCATAACTAGCGGTGCTTAAATCAAACGCTGTGCTAAGACTATATTGAAAGATTTTGTCATTAGTATTCCCTGCAATAAGCATTTTAGTGCCATCACTATTAAAAACAATAGATTGGCCGTTAGTGTCTTGAGAAGATATACTAAAGCTAACGGAATCATAACTTCCCGTACTTAAATCCCACGCAGTGCTAAGACTATACTGAAAAACGCTGTCATTTGTATCACCAAGTACATATAGTTTTGTGCCGTCAGTTTTAAAAGCGGCTCCTCTTACACCAGTGTCTTGACTGCTAATACTTAAACTTTTTGAGGCATAACTGGCGGTACTAAGATCAAACGCTGTAGTTAACGTATACTGATAAATAGCATTGTTAGTAGCCCCTGATATATATAACTTAGTACCGTCACTACTAAAAACTAAATCATTTGGAGCCGTGTCTTGACTAGTAACACTTAAACTTACTGAATCATAGCTTGCCGTAGATACATTATACGCAGTGCTAAGGCTGTATTGATAAACAGTGTCGTTTACTGTTCCCACAATATACATTTTTGTGCCATCAGAATTAAAGGTTACTCCAGTAGGAGAAGTTTCTTGACTAGCCACACTAAAACTAACGGAATCATAAGACGCTGTGCTTAAAGTAAAACTGCCCAAAACAGGCGTCCCACTAGCTGGCGGGTTGCTAAAGGTAAAGGTAGTGTTTTCTGTTAAAACGTGTTCAAACACATTGGCGTTTTCACAGTTTACTGTTGTTGCGTTAGACGAACTTGTTACCCTTTTAAAAGTCTCGTTGTAACTATCAACCAGCAGTTCGCCTGTGATGTCTACGTCGCCTGTGTAGCTAGCGCCTACCTTGGAATCTAACTGTGTCTGAATGTTTGACGTAACACCGTCTGTGTAGTTAAGTTCTGCTGTGGTAGCTGTAATACCGTCTAGTACGTTAAGTTCAGCCGCTGTAGAAGTAACGTCACTAAGCTGACTAGCGGCAATAGACAAAGCCGCCTGATGTTGTGTAACAGAAGACTGCGTAATGTTTGCGTCAGGTACGTTAGCCCACGTTACGTTAGCAGTAAGATCGTTAAGCTCTACAATAGTCGGGTACGTAGTCAACACCCAGTTACGCACAGCGGCGTTAGTTGGTATCTGTGTGTCGCTGTTGGCAAAAGTTTCGCCAGAAGTTGTTACTGCTCCAGCGTCCATATCAGAGAACGTAACGCTAGTCAGGTAACCCTGTGTTGAATGATCGCCCCATCCGTAAGCAGTATTCCAGTTTGTTACGTTGAGGTTGGAACCTGTGACAGCACCAGAGAACGTACCTGTAGTGCCTGACACAGCGCCTGAGAACGTGCCTGTAGTACCAGCAACAGCAGTAAATGTACCAGCACCCGGAGTAGAGCCACCAATGGTTACACCGTCAATAGTACCACCGTCAATGTTAGTAGTAACTGAGCCACCTGTAAAGTTTACAGTACCTGTGGCAGTAATGCCGTCAAACGTAGCAGTACCAGTAAATGTAGGACCAGCTAGATCAGACTTAGTTGCTACTGCCGTTGCAATAGCGTTAAATTCAGTGTCAAACTCTGAGCCACGGATAACCTTATTAGTGTCACCTGTGGGCAAAGAGTCCTTAGCTGTAAAGTTTGTTGATTTTACGTAGTTGGACATAAGGCTTTCCTATCCGTTATCTTTTAGTTAACCGCCCTGTCATCAAGACGTTTAAATAAAAGGGGGCCTTGCGACCCCCGGAGTATCTTACTCGTCAGCGATGGCGATGATGAAGCCAGCTTCAGGACGGTAAGTCTCAACACCGTACAGAGTATCAGATGTGAACAGCGTAGACAGGTATTCCTGCTTGTACTGAGTCTGAGAGCGTACAGCCAGTTGCTCTGCCATTACTAAGGCATCCTTGTGGAAGAACAAGCAACCACGAACGTCGATAGAACCACCAGCGTTCTGAGCCGCAGTCTCCAGAGTAGGAGCGTTGCTAGAAACGTAGATGTCGATGCCGTACAGGTTACCGATCAGACCAGACTCAACGCCGCGGCCACCAACGAAGTCGGAAGACACGTAACGATCAATGCCCATGATTGACTTACGAGCGGCAGGAGGAATTACGAGAACTCGTCCGTCCATAGGTACGTCAGCATCGTCCATCAGCTTAACAGCTTCACGGAGAGCAAGGTCAGTAAAGTTGTCACCAGTAGCAACGGTGTCAGCCGCAAAAGTAGCGAGGCCACTAGAAGCGTTGACGTAGTAAGCGTTGCTGTTAACCCAGCTAGAGGCGTCAGTCGGTGTTTGGGTACGAGTACCGTTACCAAAGCCAGTAGCGGCGTTAATTAGGTCAGTGTCAACTTTCAGAGCCAGTTGGTAACCGGCGTCTTCAGTGTAGAACTGTCGCAGAGAAGACAGAGCCTGTACTTCTACGATGTCCTCAATCAGACGCGAGTACTCAAAGTGACGGTCTACAGTAATCGTCAATTCTGACTCAAGGTTAGCCTGAATGGTTACCGCAGTTGCTTCTGCTTTCGCATTAGCAGTACCACGGATAGGCTTAGGTACGTGAATAACGTCACCCTTCTTGCCAGTCATAGACAGACGCTTGACAAGGGGAGCCATCTTCAGGTTCTTTTGGTAAGCGGCAATAATTTCATCCGACCAAATTTCGGGGATAAAAGTACCCGCCGCAGTTTTGTCTACTACAGCATTAGCTGTAAAATATGCACCAGAGGTTTCACCAGCCATTTTAATTCTCCTTAAGTATTAGGCTAGCGTACACGACCCTCTGC